AGCCTTATCGAACTCACGTGCTCCACCTACACCAGTGTAGAGAGTAACCTGCTTATCAGTAGCGTCAGTCATGCCGTAGAACAAATCACCGATAACATCCTCAAGCTTCTTTTGAGTCAAAGTAGAGTAAGTGTCCTTGTTGATGATCTGCTCGAACAAGCCAGGACCAGCAATTACTGGTTGACCGTTTTCGTCCAACATTTCGTTTACGCCTTTATCATTGTAGGTCTTCTGTCCATACCAGTAGTACATCTCACACTCTTCTTTAAAGCGGAGCATGTGGCGGTACTCTTCGTAATCCATCCACAACTTAGTGGTAGAACCTTCCTTAGTTGGGAGAGAGAACTGAGCAACATAATCCTTAGCGTTACCAGAGAAGTGGTAAGACTTACGCACAGTACCAATCTTAGAACGAACCAAACCTGGTGCACTCCAGTTAGATGCATTTCCACGAGAGAAGTCTACACCTACTGATGCAAACAACATACCGAAGAGAGCGCCGTTTTTGACGTCATCAGCGGGCATGCTAGCTTGATCAGGAGATACGAGCTTCAATGTATACTCATATCCACCAGATACAGGCTTAGGCTGCTCCATAATACGAGCAAGTACACCAGACTGTGAAACCAAGGTATATGGGAAAATAAACCACTTGTCAGGGAATGTCAATTTGAACAATTGACCGCCTGCACCTTGAGCTGTAGTCAAAGCTGTTGCGTTAGACACGGGACGAACGTTTACTTCGTGAGTCTTCACGCGGTACTCGTATTCGAAACGGTCAATAGATTTAGTATTCCCAACACCCTCAGTCAAGAATGAGAGTGGGAATTTCTTCTCTTCGCGGCCTGCGAGGTGAGTAATAATTGGAGACAACTCTTCTGGTTTCTCCATCAAAGCATTAACCAACGAGTTAGTGTCGGTCATCTGCTGGTCATTGTAGTACGTTTTCAGTACTTGAGTTAAAGCCATAGTTTTCTAGTTTTTAGTTGTTTATTGTAATATGCTACCCAAATCCAGTTGGTCAAAGTCGACATTCGTGGATCTGCGTTGTTGTTTTCGGGCCGACTTAACCCGCTCTTCATTTGATACGATTCGTTCTCTCAAATTCCGAGCAGCCTGAGTCTTAGCCTTCTTTTCAATTATACCGTTAAGGTCAAACCCACTATACAGCATATAATCTATAGCGAGCTTGATATCTGTCCCTGCTTCTTGATAGTCGAGATCACGTTGTGTCTCTCCGTTCTGTCCTACAGGATTAGATATGTAATCAAAAAAGTTTGATTTTTCTCTATCTGGGATACGGACCCCTGCAAATTCATTACCTGATTCTATTGTGTCAGCTACTTCATTCCAGAACTGTTGTTGTTGTTCTTGTTGCTGTTGGTACAATTGCTGTTGTTGTTCCATAAGCTGTTGTTGCTCTTCTTCTTGGAACTTAACTAGGTGTTGCTTTGCTTTTTGTGCATTACTAAATAGTCTCCCAGAATCTTCATACGTATCAATTGTATCTTGTATGAATTCTGCATCGTGACCTTTAGTTTGCAAAAACTGAGCAAGCACTGCTCTTTGCATACCTACATTGTCCTCAGCAATCTCAATAGAATTGTAATCTACTTGCTGGCCCTGCCTTTGAAAGAACTCACGGGAATCTCCTCCCGCTAGTACATAATCTAGATGTTGTTGAACCTCTGGGAACTGCTCAAACAATCCTGCGATCTGTTCTTCTGCAGCGCTTTGCGTAATGTCTCTTACAAAGTTTGTAATACCTTCTAGGGAATCTTCGTAGTCATTCTCTAACTCAAAGCCTAGGGTCTTAGCCACTTCAAAAGCTACACTTCTCGGTTCTCCAACGTCGTCCTCTTCGATTTCTTCTTCGGTTTCTTGTTCTTCAACCTCAGGTTCTTCGATCTCAACTTCGCTGTTAATTTTTTCTACCTCCTCAACTTCTTGAGGGGCTGTGTCTTCAACGTCTTGGACGTCTTGGACTGTGTCAACTCCTTCTCCCAGCACATCGTCTAGGGTCAAAGAGTCTATGTTTAATTTGTCGTCTGGTTGCATGTTTACAAATTTATTTAGTTAATTCTATAGTTTTATGTAAAATTATTTTTTACAATAATCCTTATAATATATCACTGGCACCAAAATCCCCCTGTCCCAGGTGCACATCCTTTTACTCTCTTACCTATTCTTTTTGAAGGCGCAGCTCCAAATGCCATACTTGTTGCACGTTTGATTTCAGGTACATCATACTCTGGTTGTTGGGGTCTTACTGGTTGTTCTCCCATCAATCCTCTAACAAACTGTTCTCCTCTATACATTGGTTCGTATACGGGACCAGAGTTCATAAATCTAGGATTAGCATAGGGAAGTACTCTTCTGTATCCTACAGGTTCAGCACCTCTAGCTGTTGCTCTTCTATTTATCCCAGTTGCTATTTTATTTAGGTACCCACCTTTTTGGAAGTTATCTATTAATCTTAGACCTGCTTTGTTAGGAATTCCTCCCCCAACTCTACCCAGCATGGTTCTGGCCTCTTGCATATAGTGAGAGGGATTTTGAAATACCTGCCCTGCGTGTGCCGTTGAGTTAGGATAGGGAACCATTCTTCCATATCTTATATTAAGCTGCTCTAGTTCTCTAGCATTTCTTGCTGAGAGTTGTGGCATATTCTCAAGGTCGTACAAATTAAAGTTCCCGGTATCTCTATTAAATCTAATGTTGGCTGGATTGTCCAGATCAATCCCAATTCCTTTATCCCTCATCTGCCTAATTTTTCTAAGAGCTCCTGCAAATTGATCTCTAGATGGTTGTACAAGTCCGGGTATAGAGTTTGGGTCACGTCCTGCGTGGAAACCTGTAAAGCCAAAGTCTGAAGATTTATCAAGCCCCTTCATTACAGTCAGCTCTGTTTTTGGAATTTTAGGCTGAAAAGTAGAGTCTGGCCAATATTTTTGAGGAGGGCCGTAATTCTTTGGGGGAACTACCCCGCTTCTATATGGGATAGCTACATTATCCAAGTGAGAAAGGTCAGATGCTCTGTCAAGGAAATCCTCTGTCATTCCTGAATACCTACTTGTTGGTAATGCAGGTCCTAGGTCTGCTTTTCCTATTTTTATTACGCTGTCGGTCCCTTTTATAGGATGAACTGTTCCAAATGATCCTTCCCCAATTGAGTGACCAAAGGGTGTTTTATTGTACAACTCCGCTAGTGAGTTTGACCGTTGTCTAACTATTTCTGGAGACCATCCCTTACTGCCTAATGCTCTTTGATTAGCATACTCTTCTATGTAGCTTTGTCTTCCTAGTAGCTCATCAAATCCTGCTTCAGGACTAAGGTCTATTCGTTTTGCGTCAATTGGTTTATTATACCCAAATAAGAAATTAGGTTTATCACCTACGTTTCTAAAGCCCATAGGATTTTTCAGGTAAGGGTTAGCTTTGTATAAATCACTTACTCCTGTGACTCCTGCTCTTTTTGCTACTTGTAGGGCAGCTCTTCCGGCCCCAAAAGCAGGCACAGCTCCTAATGCGTTCATTGATCCGCTTACGGCAGATTGAAGCGCTTTTTGTCCCTCACCTTGAAGAAGATAACCTGTAGCATCTCCAAAATCCTGGTATGCATTTACACCATAATTAACCCATGCAGCTGGATTAAATATGTCGTTAGTTAATTGCCCAATCCCAGTCCCCTTACTTTTAGATTCTGCAAACTCTACCTCAGATGGGAGGCCTTCTACTGCTGGGTTAATTATTGCCCTAGCTGTAGCCATAGGATTAGCAGCCATCTCCAAGAATGAAGGATTCTTCTCTACTATATTATTGTTTTCGTCTACTTCAAAGTTTCCTTCTCTGATTGTACCCTCGTCTCTATAGCGTGGGGTGTCTAATGTAGGCAAAGCATTTTGCTGATTAAGAAAAGCTTGTTCTGCAAAGCTTGGGCGAGCTGTACTTTCCGCTACTGGATAATAAGGTCCAGCGGATTGCATCTTTCTAGGGACATACTGTAACTGATCCTTCCCAAAGTATCCGCTTGGGTTTGTGGTAAGCTCGTGCGTCTTATAATGATCTCCACCTAGATACCCATGAATTAGTTCTTTAACTGCAGTTGGGTGTTTTGCAGATTTTAACCACATCCCGTTTTGGTTATCTACAGATGGGAGATGCCCAAACTTGTCTCGTTCATACCCAAGCTCCATAGCTCTATCATAATTGTACAATCCCCCACTTTGCATTCTAGCAGGGGTTTCAATTACTGTCCCACTTTGTGGTCCTGTTGGGAGAGACTGTATTCCAGGAGCCACATTCTCGTATGACTTAACTAGATGTCCTTGTTCGTCAAACTTCTGAATGTTAATTGGGGCTTTCATCCCCATGGTATTAAAGTTTGTATTGGGGGGGACATCTGGGAATACCATACTTTGATTAATGTCCCCAGCCTGGTGTGCAGGTCTCAGTCCTTGCTGTTGTTGCTCTGGTGTATTAGCAATCCCTATATTA